TTCTCCAGCCGCTGGAAGTGGGTGGCCCGGGTCACGGCCTACGACGCGTACGTCATGGGCGCCGACACCGACGGACTCGCCCACGCCATGGCAGAGTCCCGGGACGAGAACCTGGAACTCGTCCGCAAGCTCCGGGGCCACCTGACCAACCGGCTGGACGAGTTCATCGAGAAGAACCAGGACCCGACGATCCGTTGGTGCCAGGCGCTCACCGCCATGGCCAAGGTGGAGGCCAACGCGTTCACGGTCCGTGACGACGCCAAGACCACGGAGCGGCTGGAGTCGGTCATGGCGAAGGTTGAGCGGCTGATCGGGACCGACGGGTGACGCTCTCCCGGGCGGAGCTCAAGCGGCTCAGCCCCACAGACCTGGCGGAGCTGGAGGTCGTTCTCGATCAGGCGCTGGCGGAGAAGGACGCGGGCAAGGTGCCGTGGCTGTGCGACCGACCCGACTGTGACGGGGCGCCCCACCCCGGGCGCATGGGGCGGCACGCCCGTGCCACACAGCACCCGCCGGAGGGTGAGTGGGACAAGTGGATGGCGCTCGCCGGCCGTGGCTGGGGCAAGACCCGCACCGGTGGCGAGTGGGCGATCAAGAAGGCGCGCACCGAGGAACGGGGTGCGCTCATCGGCCCCACCGCCGCCGACGTCCGGGACGTCATGGTGAAGGGCGAGTCCGGGATCCTGGCGTGCGCTCCGGCCACGTTCCGGCCCGAGTACGTCTCCTCGCAGCGCGTGCTCAAGTACCCCAACGGGGCGATCCAGATGCTGTACTCCGCCGATGAGCCGGACCGGCTCCGGGGCCCGCAGCATCACTACGGGTGGTTCGATGAGATGGCAGCCTGGCGGTACATCCGGGAGGCCTGGGACATGGCGCAGATGGGCCTGCGCCTGGGCGAGCACCCGCAGATCTGCATCACCACCACGCCCCGCCCGCTCCCTCTGATCAAAGAACTGATCAAGGACCCCGAGTGCATCACGGTCCGGGGCTCCACCTACGACAACCTGCACAACCTGGCCAAGACGTTCCAGCGCACCGTCGTGTCCAAGTACGAGGGCACCACGCTCGGGCGGCAGGAGCTCAACGCGGAGGTGCTGGAGGACCTCCCCGGCGCCCTCGTCGCCCGTGCACTCATCGACGCGGCCCGGGTCACGCAGGATCAGGTTCCCGAGTTCGTCTCCATCGTCGTGGGTCTCGACCCCGCCGGTACGTCCAAGGGTGACGAGACCGGCATGGTCGTCACCGCCTGGGGCATGGACAAGCACCATTACGTCCTGGCGGACGCGTCCCGCCGCCGTACCCCCGACGAGACCTGCCGTGCCGCCTACGCGCTCCTTGAGCAGTACGACGCCGTGAAGATCATCGTTGAGGACAACGGGCCGAAGGACTGGCTGGCCGACGTGCTGACCCGTGTGTGGCGGGACCTGAACGGGCCCGACGCCGGACCGGCGCCGTTCGAGCGGGTCAACGCCAGCCAGGGCAAGAAGCTGCGGGCGCAGCCCGTGGCCATGCTCTACGAGCAGGGGCGCGTCCACCACGTGGGGGCCTTCCCCGAGCTGGAGGACCAGCTGACGACGTGGATCCCCGAGGAGACGTCCCGGGGCAGCGGATCCCCCGACCGTATCGACGCCCTCGTCCACGCCGTTACCCACCACATGCGACGGGACCGGGCCCCCTCCGTCATGACCAGCCCGCACACGATCGCCCGCAAGCGGCAGGGGATGCACCCCGCGATTGCAGCCCGGCGTGCCGCACAGGAGAGGAAGGCGTCATGATGGACGGACACATGGACCTGATCACCCTGGCCCTGGCGGCACTGGCCACCGCCCGCATCACGCGCCTCGTCACACGCGACGTGGTGTTCAGCCGTGTCCGGGACCGGCTGATCGTCGCCCTGCCCTCACGGCTTGACCCCGTCGCCTACCTGATCACCTGCGACTGGTGCATCAGCGTGTATGCCGGCGGAGCCGTCGCCGGAGCCTGGTACGCGTGGGGCGGCACCCGGGCCTTCACCGCCGTCGCCGGAGCACTGGCGTTCAGCCACATCACGGGGTGGCTCGCTGCCCGAGAGGAGAGGTAAGCCAGTGGCGATCTTCCGCAGGAAGAAGGAGGGCGCACCCCTCGAAGTCGTCGACGACGGCCCCGTAGTCGGAGCACGGCCCCTCACCGCAGCCGCCATGCCCATGAGCGGCCCCGGCGTCGTCAAGGCCAACCGTATGCGCCAGTCGGGCACCAACACCGACTGGCAGCGGGAAGGCTGGTACTACTTCGACGCCATCGGCGAGTTCCGCTCCCCGCTCGTGTGGATCGCCAACGCGATCAGCCAGGCGGACATCCACGCCACCGAGCTCGACCCCGAGACCGGCAAGCCGACCGGGCCAGCCTCCGACCCCCGGGCCGTCGCCGCAGCCACTCAGGTCCTCGGGGGCGCCGCCAAGCGTGCGGGGCTCCTGCGCATCCTGGCCCTGTGCTGGCAGGTCCCTGGTGAGGCGTGGGTCATCGTCAACCCCCGGCCCCGCAAGCGTGGCAAACCGCAGCCGGACGAATGGATCGTGCTGTCCCCCTCGAAGGTCAAGGCCAAGGGATCCGGGGCCGACGCGCGCTGGGAGTACGCCGACCCCAAGACCGGTCTCGACGTTCCGCTCAGCCCCCAGGCCAGGCTGTTCCGCGTGTGGTGTCCTCACCCGGACGACAACCTGAAGGCGGACTCCGCCGCCCGTCCGGCGCTGCCCATCTGCCGTGAGGTGGAGAAGTCCTCGCAGACGATCGCCGGACAGCTTGACTCCCGCCTGGCGGTAGCCGGTTACGCGCTCATCGCCAACGAGCTGGACTACCCCCGGGGCGACCACGACACGTCCGCCATGTCGCTCATGGACGACGTGCTCACCGCCACCGAGACAGCTATCCAGACGCCCGGAACGGCCGCCGGTCTCGTCCCGATCTTCATCAACGCCCCCGGTGAGCTCATCGCCTCCGGCGGTGCGCTGGCGTTCGTCAACCCCGCCTCGGAGTTCGTGCAAGGTCTGGACGACCTGCGGGACAAGGCTCTGGCCCGCCTCGCCTCCACACTCGACATGCCCAAGGACGTGGCTGCGGGCACGCAGGGCGAGTCCAACCACTGGTCCGCGTGGCAGGTCGAGGAGTCCACCTACAAGATCTACATCGAGCCGCTGCTGAAGGAGCTCGGAGACGCGATCACCGAGCAGTGGTTCCGCCCCGCCCTGGTCGCCATGGGGATGACGGAGGAGCAGGCGGAAGGCTTCGAGATCGGGTGGGACACCACGGCCATCGTGGCGCGCCCCGACGACACGGAGAACCTGCGGGACCTCCATGACCGCCTGCTGATCTCCGACGAGTACATGCTCGCCGAGAACGGTGTGCCGGAGGACGCCCGGCCCGACGATGCGGAGTACACCCGGCGGTTGCTGGAGCGGATCGTCATCGGCGCACCCACGCTCCTCTCCGACCCCAACGTCGCCTCCGCCATGGGGCTGGACGTCGTCGTCGCCCCCGCCGCTACCGGCGCCACGGGGGAGGTACAGGGTGGGGAGCTGGTGCCGGGTGCCACGGAGCCGGAGACTCCCGCTGCGCTGCCCGCCACGCAGGGCGAGGAGCCGGACGCGGAGGACGTTCCGGCGGGTCTCGTGGCCGCTGCGGAGCTGCTCGTGTTCGACGCACTCAACCGGGCGGGCGGGCGGTTGCTCACGCGGGAGAACCGGGGGCAGTTCGCCTCCACGCCGAAGCATGAGCTGTACCTCTCCCTGGAGTACGGGCCTTTCGACACTGACAAGCTGCTGGAGGGATCGTTCCAGTTCGTGGAACCTGTAGCGGAGGCGTACGGGCTTGAGTCCGCGTGGCTCAAGTCGATGCTTCACGAGTACGTCGACAACCGACTGGTCAAGCGGAAGGCTCACGACCGAACGGCCCTGAAGGCGTGGCTGGTCCCGTGAGCACTCCGCCGATGGACGACCCGGGTCTCCCGCAGCGGCTGCGCGCCCAGGCGTTCATCCGGGAGGGCGAGCAGCGGGTGGCGCGTACCTGGTTCCGGTCGCTGACGAGGTGGCTGGACCGGGTGCGGCCGTCCGTGACGCGTGACGGAGGCGTGGATCCGGCCCGGGTAAGCGATCACGTTCAGTACTGGACGGAGCAGGTCAACGTAGAGGTTATGCCCGTTATCGGGGGAATCCTCGGTGACGCATGGCGACGGGTTACCGGGACTGGAGACCCGGTAGGGGATCCTTGGGTAGCCAATTATTTGAATGAGTCAGGTAACCGACTCGTTCGCTTGCCTGATGAGGTCTATGGATTGATCGTCGCAGAAGTGGAGCGAGGCATCCGGGACCAGCGGGACATCCCCACGATCACCGCAGCCGTACAGACCGTGCTCACCGCCACGGGATCCGAGCGGTGGCCCCACAG